ATCTAGAACGTTTCATCTATTTCTCAACAGACGAAGTTTTTGGTCCTGCACCAGGCACAATTACATATAAGGAACGTGATCGTTATAACTCAACTAATCCTTATTCAGCATCTAAGGCTGCTGGCGAAGAAATGTGTGTTTCATTCGAGAACACATATAAGTTACCGATCTTCATTACACATACAATGAATGTCTTTGGTCAGCGTCAGCATCCAGAAAAATATGTTCCAATGTGTATTCGTAAGGTTCGTGATGGTGACACTGTTACGATTCATTCTGATCCATCTAAGACACAGCCAGGTTCTCGCTTCTACATACATGCATCCGACGTTGCTGATGCTATGAAGTTTCTTCTTCATCTATCTCCAGAACAGTTGGCAAAGGTTCATGAGCCTGACTTTGGTGGCGCTAAGTGTCCCAAGTTTAATGTTGTTGGTAAGGAAGAGATTAACAATCTAGAACTTGCACAGTATATTGCTAAGGCTGAAGGTAAAGAACTAAACTATGAAATGGTTGACTTTCATTCATCTCGCCCTGGTCACGATCTTCGTTACGGACTAAGTGGAGATTATATGAAGGAACTCGGATGGGAACCAAAGTTTACTCTCAGAGACCGTATTAGTGAGGTCGTTGACTGGTCATTAGAAAATCCTGAGTGGATCGAACTATAATAGATAGGAAAAAACATGAGCGACGAAGTTAAACTAACAATTATTGAAGAGTTTGATCCAAAATGGATTTCAGGACGAGATGTTCTGGATCTATTGAAGGATATACCAAATCCAGTTGGTATTGAAATTGGTGTTGATGAAGGACCTACAAGTTGGTGGTTTCTTAAGAATAGAGAAGACCTAAAACTATACGGTGTTGATCCATATGTGGAGTATCAAGATTGGTATCCAGGAGGATTTATTAGTCAGGATTCTAATAATAATAAGTATGAAAGAATGAAGACACGGATGGAATCATTTGGTAATAGATGGACTCATTATCGTATGACTTCGGATCAAGCACTAACAAAGTTTAATGACGATTCATATGATTTTATCTTTATTGATGGGCTACATGAATATGATCAGGTATTAAAGGATTGTCGTAACTATTGGCCTAAGATCAAAAAGGGTGGTGTCTTTTCAGGACATGATTATAAAGTCATTGCTGGAGTTGGTAAAGCGGTTGATGAATTTGCTGCCGAGATAGGTGCTACAGTAAACTATCTTCCTGCAAATGACGTATGGTGGTGGACCAAATTCTAATAAGGAAACTATATCATGTCTTCAAGTTGTGTTGAAATTAAAGAATGCATTGCGTGTGGTTCAACTGATTTAATTCCTGTATTGGATCTAAACAGTCAACCACTTGCTAATGATTACAAAACGAATAAGAATGATCCGCAAGAGGAATACCCTCTTGCTATTAGTCGTTGTAAACATTGTTATCATGTGCAGTTAACACATCAAGTAAATCCAGAACTTATGTTTAAAAACTATGCATATGTCTCTGGCACGGCAAAGACACAACTAGAATACTTTGATTGGTTTGTTGACAAGATTACAGCACAGTATGGATCTACACCAGAATCTATACTAGACATCGGTTGCAACGATGGATCATTTCTTAATGCATGGGGCGGAACAGGCACAGCAACCTATGGTGTTGATCCTGCAGAGAATCTGCATTATATTTCCTCCAAGCATCATAATGTTCATTGCGGATTCTTTACAGGTAATGAGTTCAAAGGAAAACTATTTGATGTTATCACCTGTATGAATGCTTTTGCACACAATGCCAATCAGTTAGAGTTACTAAAAAACATTAGGCAAAGAATGCATGAGGACAGTTTGCTATTCTGCACAACGTCACAAGCAAACATGATATTGAATGGTGAATTTGATACAATCTACCATGAGCATGTTTCATTCTATAATATCAAATCAGCAAGAGCATTAGGCAATCGTGCAGGTCTTAATCTTATTGACGTATTCAAGCATCCTATTCACGGCACAAGTTATATCTTCGTCTTCTCCAAGATCAAAGAAGCAAAGATCAAGATAGAGAAACTAATTCTGGAAGAAGAACACATGGGTTTGTATAGTCCAGAAACTTATGACGAGTATGCAGAGAAGTGTTATGGTATAGCAAATAAGTTTGCAGAAACTATTAGACATTATAGAAACTTAGGATTTACTGTTGTTGGATATGGTGCTCCAGCAAAAGGCAATACTCTAATGAACTTTGCAAACGAAGGACCAGACTTTATTATTGATGACAGTCCACTTAAACAATTGAAGTTTACTCCTGGTATGTCTGTTCCAATCTATTCAGCATCATATATGACTGTAAACTATTTTGAGAAAGAGAAGTTATGTTTTGTTCCACTAGCCTGGAACTTCTATGATGAAATCAAAGACAAGATTCGTGAACTAAGACCAAAGCATCTATTCAAAAAAGATGTGTTCATTCGTTACTTTCCTAAGTTTGAGATAGAATGTGAATAAGATTGCTTATTATCATATACATCTTACAGATGATCCACTAATCTGGTCTTCCATATTCCTTGAACAAATGAAGTGTATAGAGGATTCCGGATTGAGTCAACATCTGAATAAGATGAGAATTACTTGTATAGCACAAAATGATGAACGTATCCAAATGTTTGTTCATCTTTGTGAATCCTATAATATTCCAATTGAATTGACGGCAATTAAAAATCCATTTGACAATGATCGTGATATGCTCTATAGTAGAAATAGTGATAGTTCATGCACGGAAAATATTACATTGAAAAGAATATGGGAAGATTGTAAAAAGGAAGATATGAAAGTTCTATACTTTCATTCCAAAGGATCTACATCCTATTCCTCTAATGTAAATCCTAACAATATTATCAAGCATAAGGAATACTTTTACTGGCGTTCCTTTATGAACTGGGCTGTGATAAATCGGTGGGCAGAATGTGAGTATGCATTACCCGGATATGATATCGCCGGTGGTGATTATCGCAAAGAACCATCACCACATTTCTGTGGTAACTTTTGGTGGGCAACATCAGATCACATTAAGCAATTACCTGATCCACAAAATAAGACATGGTGGTATGAACTACAAAAAACAACGACCGATCCTTGGATCAAGCAAGCACCAGTAAGAATGTATGATGAAATGTGGATAGGTGCTAGAGAAAATATCAAAGTATATAATCTAGTTGACCTAAAAGGTAAAGATCCTATTAATCAATGTTTATCTAATTTGGATTGTGAAAGGCTTATGAGATGAAAGTAACGGTGATTGGTGCGGGAGGTCATGTTGGTCTTCCGTTTTCTCTTGTGGTTGCTGATGCAGGTCACAAGGTTTGTGGAGTAGATTTGAATGAAGAACTTATTACACATTTAAACGATGGTGATGTTCCTTATGTTGAACATGGTGCCGCAGAACTTTTAGCAAAACATTTGAAGACTGAAAACATCTTTTTCACAACCAATCCCTCTTTTATCAAAGAGAGTGATGTTGTCGCTATCATGCTTGGCACACCTGTTGATGAAGAGAACAATCCTCGGCTAGATGACCTGTTTGACTTTGTTGATAATACTCTAATACCTTTTATGAAGAAAGATACTTTGGTGATGCTAAGATCAACAGTATCACCAGGCACAACGGAGATTCTTTGTGATCGTATTGAAGAAATGACTAAATGGGTAGAAGGTGTAGACTTTTATCTAGCATTTGTTCCTGAAAGAGTTTTACAGACAAAAGGTATTGAAGAGACTGCCAATCTACCAGCACTAGTTGGTGTTTGTTCTGTAATGTCTTATTATAAAGCAAAAGACTTTTTACAGACATTCATCAAGGCAGAAATCATTAGTCTAACAGCAAGAGAGGCAGAGATTGCCAAACTCATGACGAATATGTATAGATACGTTACCTTTGCTCTTGCTAATGAGTTTTGGATGATTGGTGAAAAGCAAGGTGTGGATATGCACCATGTGATTGAAGCAGCAAATTTTGGATATGAACGAAATGCTATTCCTCTACCAGGTCCTAATGTCGGCGGCCCATGTCTATTCAAGGATGGTAGATTTCTTCTATCAGACATACCGTTTGCTGATCTTATTCAGACCTCATTCCATATCAACGAAGGTATGCCTGATTACATCTTCAATCGTATCAAGGAAATGAATCCTAAGGTGCGATGTGTTCTTATTCTTGGTGCAACATTCAAAAAAGATTGCGACGACACAAGAAATAGTCTATCATTCAAAATGAAGAAGGTATGTAAGAAGAATGGTGCAGAGGTGTATATGTGGGATGACTATGTTCCTTGGCCAAAAGATAAAGGTTTTCCATATAGAGAACATTTTGATGCTGTCATAGTAATGACTCCACACACAGGCACAGAAAAGAAATGGCCGCTAAATGATTTCAATGATGATTGTATCATGGCAGATATTTGGAAGATGTATCCAGAAAGTAAACTAAGTAAGTCAGGCATTTATAGAGTTGGAGATATACGATGAGGATTTTAGTATGTGGTTCAGAAGGCAGTCTAATGCAGGCTGTCATTCCACGATTGGTTGATCAAGGACATGAAGTTATTGGAGTAGACAATCTTGTTCGTTATGGAGAAAGATTAGGTTATGCTGGTGTAAAGTATAAGTTTCTTATGGGTGATCTTTGCCATGGAGAATATGTAGAAAAACTATTTCGTCAGATTAGACCAGATTATGTTATTCAAGCAGCAGCAAGAATTTATGGTATTCGTGGATTCAATCTACACTGTGCAGACATTCTTGGTGAGAACACATCATTACATAATAATGTTCTCAAGGCATCGGTTCTCACAGATGTTGAAAGAGTTGCTTACATTAGTTCATCTATGGTATATGAGAGTTGTCCTAATTCAATAGATGATCCTTTGACAGAGGATGCACCAGCAAAGAACATCATGCCTATCACATCATATGGACAGAGTAAGTATATTGGTGAAAAACTATCAGAAGCATATTTGCAGCAGTATGGTCTGGATTATACTATCTGGCGTCCATTCAATATCATTACACCATATGAACGATCAGAGTATGAAGAGATTGGATTCTCTCATGTCTTTGCCGACTATATCAAAAACATTGTAATTGAAAAGAAGAATCCACTACCTATTATTGGCGATGGTTCACAGGTTAGATGCTTCACATGGATCGATGATGTTGCACAAGCAATTGTTGATTGGTCATTTGATGATAAGACTAGAAATGAAGTGTTCAATCTATCTAATCCAGAACCAATTTCTATGAGAGACTTGGCTCAACTTATTCATCGTAAGGCTGTTGAGAAAGGTCTATTAAAGAATGAGGAACTAACGTTTGAGACAGTCATGAACTTTCCTGATGACGTTATGGTTCGTATTCCTAGTAATGAAAAGGCCAAACGTATTTTGAATTGGGAAACAGATCATAAAGTTGCCGAGAGTATTGATAAATGTTTAGAACATAATCTAAAAGAAATAGGAAAGTCTAATGGATAAATGGGAAAAACTAAAACACTATATTCAAGCCGACATTTCACATGCGGTTCATTACTCACATGATAAGTTGTATGAACATAATGTTTCACTACGATATCTAAAATATATTGAGGCATTAGAGAAAGAGGAGCAAGAGTATCTTGCCGCTAAGATAGAAAAAGCAAAAGAAATCCATAAAGAAATGATGAACGACTTACAGGGGCTATCATGAAATATACAGCACCAATAGACTCAACACTATTTCTTCTCCGTGATGTTCTAGGTTTCAATAATGAAAACACAGAAGCAATCCTAACAGAAGCAGCAAAACTATGTGAAGATGTTATTGCACCAACTAATCAGGAAGGTGATAAGGTTGGTTGCACCATTTGTCATTTTATTGATCACAATTATGCTGTGACTGTTCCTTCTTGTTTTCACGAACCTTGGAAGCAGTTCACAGAAGGAGGTTGGCTTGGTTTATCAGTTCCTGAAACCTATGGCGGACAGGGTATGCCGTTTACACTTGCGGTGGCGTTCAACGAGTTTGTATCCTCTTCTAACATGGCTTGGTCTCTTTATCCTGGCATTACTCGTGGAGCTATCCAGACCCTATTAGTATCTAGTTCAGCACCACAGAAAGAACATTTCATTCCGCCAATGGTTCGTGGTGAATGGACAGGAACAATGTGTCTGACAGAACCACATTGTGGCACTGATCTTGGTTTGCTAAAGACTAAAGCAGTAGACAAGCACAATGGTTCATTTGAAATCACAGGTCAGAAAATCTTTATCTCTGGTGGTGATCATGATCTAACAAAAAACATTCTTCATCTTGTTCTAGCAAGAGTTGAAGGTGATCCAGAAGGCGTTAAGGGTATCAGTCTATTTGCTGTGCCTAAGTTTTTGGTTGATCTATCACGTAACAATGTTTCTGCTGGTGCTATTGAAGAAAAGATGGGTATTCATGGTTCACCAACATGCGTTATGAACTTTGATGGTGCTACAGGTTTCCTTATCGGTGAACGCTGTAAGGGTCTCCAGGGTATGTTTATTATGATGAATGAACTGAGACTTGGATGTGCTATTCACGGTCTATCACAATCGGAGTTGGCTTATCAAAATGCTGTGGACTATGCTAAAGAACGTAAGCAAGGATATTCTCTGGTTTCTCGTGATTCTGGTACTGTATCTATTGTGGATCATCCTGATGTTCGCCGTATGTTACTTGATGTTAGGTCTATCAACGAGGCTGCTAGGTTACTAATACTAGAAGCGGCAACATTGGTTGATGTTGTAAATGCTGATGGATCTACAACAGACATGGCAGTTGAAGCAGATATCAAGAGACAGAAGGAAGATGCAGAAGATCGCCTTGGTCTAATGACTCCTGTTCTCAAAGGTGTAATCACTGATTATGGTGTTGAGAATGCTATCAAGATGCAGCAAGTTTGGGGTGGTCATGGATATGTTCGTGACAATGGTATGGAGCAGATTGTTCGTGATGCTCGTATTGCTATGATCTATGAAGGTGCTAATGGTATTCAGGCACTTGATCTTGTTGGTCGTAAGTTACCTAAGAACATGGGTCGTGCTATTACTAAGTTCTTCAAGGATAGCGAGAGTTTCTTGACGAATGCTTACGATAAGGATATCAATCCAATCGTGCAACCAATGACAAGATCGTTGAATGAACTAAAGCAAGCAACAGAATGGTTGATGCATAATGCTATGAAGAATCCAAACAATGCTGGCTCGGCATCTTATGACTATATGAAGATGATGGGACTTGTTATGCTTGGTATGGCACACATCAAGATTTGTCTGGCTACTCGTGTTTTCAGATGTAAAGAAGACGAAGAAAGACATAAAAATGCTCTTTACTTCATGCAGCGTATTCTACCTGAGACAAGTTTTCTGTTACAGCGTATTAGAGAAGGTTCTGATACTATGATGGGAGCGGAGTTTTGATTTTTGATTACAAAGAAGATACATGTAAGTATGTTGTCCATTCCAAGAAGAATGGTAACGAGGTTGCTATTTCGTTTCCCTCCATGGATCAGGTTGCTGACTATGTAGAGACGGAAGAGAATGTAACAGGTGTGTGGAAAGTGGTAGCACAGAAGATTCCTCCAGAAGTTTATAAGAGAAGGGTTCAGTATGTGGTACAACCCACCAGAAGTGATTACTTGAAGAGTTGAAGATGTGGATTAGTATTCATCAAGATAGTATAGTTGTCTGTCGCCGATGTAGTAGATACAAATGGCTAAGGCCATATGATACTTGTCTTTGTAGCACATGGTCAAGGCATATCAGAATGGTCAATAAGAGAATGAGGAAAAAGTATGTATGATGAAATATTTGATGATAATCTCAATGGTGGTATTCCCCACGGTTACTAATGCTCAGATGGCAATGACAACGGACAATCATTCATTGACAAGAGCAACACCAAACGCACCACAAACATCGCCAACATATTCTTGGCAACCAAATACAAGTGAAGGTGCTACACAAGGATGGCAGTCAACTGTTCCTAGAGGAGCAGCAAGAGTAATGATGCCTGAATGGGAAGAGATTGAATGACGAAAAATGAACGCAGATTGTCTGATTTTGACTGTTCTCCAACAGATATCTGTGTCATAATAGCGTCAAGTAATCAATGGTGATTACTAAATAAAAGACCGGGCATCCTATCCCGGATTCCGGTCAAATCACAAAAATAGGAGTGATATATGAACGTTGTAAATCGAGCGGCACCTGCCGTGGCTACCGGCGTTGAAGAGGTCGTTGACCTCCGAGGCATGTGGATCGGGCTTGCCCTTCTAAATGTCTTTTATCTAATTGTCCGTATTTACGAACAAGTCTATGGCTGGAGGGCCGGACTTGACTCTTTTGCTCCAGAGTTTCAGACATATTGGATGTCTATTCTTTGGACAGAAATCCCACTAGAACTAGTATCAGGACTTGGACTAGCAGGCTATCTTTGGAAGACTAGAACCCGTGACTTCACGGCTCTAACTGCCAGAGAAGAAATGCGTCGTCTAGTTGTGTTGGTTCAGTGGTTGGTTGTTTATGCTGTTGCTATCTATTGGGGAGCATCTTTCTTCACCGAGCAGGATGGTACCTGGCATATGACAGTCATTCGTGATACTGACTTCACTCCGTCACATATCATTGAGTTCTACATGAGTTACCCAATCTATTCAATCATTGCTGTTGGTGCTTTCTTCTATGCTCGCACCCGTATCCCTTACTTTGCACAGGGATACAGCCTAGCATTTCTGATTGTTGCTATTGGTCCATTCATGATTATTCCAAACGTTGGACTCAATGAGTGGGGTCACACATTCTGGTTCATGGAAGAACTATTCGTAGCACCGCTACATTGGGGATTCGTGTTCTTTGGATGGATGGCTCTAGGTGTCTTTGGTGTTGTGCTACAGATCCTAGGACGTGTTCATACTCTAGTTGGTAAGGAAGGCGTTAACCTACTAACCGTGTAAGTATATGAGGGGTGCCTTGATTGGCACCCCTTAAAAATATTTTTATAATCCTCACAAAGTCAAGATCCAAGTTTACTAAATACATATAGCAAAAGATGCCAACAAGAGCATCACAGGAATTGGGGCTGAACCCTGGTCGTAAGCGGTACGTTACATCGCCTGTAGGTGCAATGCCTACACCAACTAAAGGAGCGGTGAACGTAATGGCAAACAATCCAAGCCAAACTCAACCTGTATTCCAGACTGCGGATGTACCAGCTGGACCTACAGTCACACCTGCTTCTGATATTCCCAAACCAAAAACAATAAAGAAAGAGGAAAATCAAATGGCAGACGTAGATACACAATACCTTGCTAATCAGCATTCTGATATTCGCCGTGAGGCTGTAGAGCATACCAACGAAATCGTAAAAGAAGGTCTAAAGGGTGATTATGCTACACAGGGCATGATCAACAATCTAGAAAGAGCCACTAGCGCCCAGGTTGATGCATTTGAAGATGTTACAAATGCTAACTTTATGACTGTTGCTCGTGACACTCAGGACATTCGTGCCCAGATTATTTCAGCACAGCAGGCACTAGTTACAGGATTCCTTGGTGCTGCTAAGGATGCTGAAATCAATGCTCTAAAGACCCAGGTTGAACTTGCCAAGCAGACAACTTATATCTCTGATAAGATTGATGCTGGTAATCAGCGCACCACTGATCTAATTCAGGCTCTTCGTGATTCCGACCAGAACCGTATGCTTGTTGAGCGTAACACAGAACTAGTTGCTGCTGTTAACGACGGCCGCTGGTGGAATGAATGGGGTCGCTTCCGTGGTGGATGGGATTCAAATCAGCAGTTTGTTTCAAACCGCCTAAATTCCCTTGACTCACAACTACAGGATACCCGCCAGGGTATGGTCAACTTCGGCACAATGGCTGGCGTTGGACAGACCTCCACATCTAACAACGTAAAGTAATCAAGAATTAACTAGGGGGAATAAAGTGATATGACCACTCCCCCTAGTTATGATTGAAAGGCGGGGATATGAACGAGTTAGAGAAAAAACTTATAGAATTACAACAACAACTTATCAAGAATAAGACAGGATTAGACTTAGATACTAATTCTCCTTATCTTGAAGGTTTGTTTAATACCGCTCAAAGAGTCGTCGCCGGCAGTGGTGATGATCAAGTAAACATTAACATTGGAGGCAATGATGACTGCAAAGAATGTCCTCCCGGACCCCCAGGCCCCGAAGGCCCGCAGGGGCCGCCCGGCGAAAAAGGAGAAACTGGAGAACAAGGACATCCAGGAGAAAAAGGAGATCCAGGTGAGCCAGGTCCTCCCGGAGAAAAAGGAGATACCGGTCCTCAAGGAGAACCCGGTCCCCAAGGAGAACCCGGCGAATGTTCATGTTCCTGCAACAACGTTTTTATTAGTTCTGATTACATCGCTAGCAGCAATGACTATTATATTGGCGTTCGTTCCGATGGCCCTGTTACCATAATACTACCAGAATGTGAATCCAACTCATGCTGTCAAATTGTAGTCAAAGCGGAGATGGGACCACCTTTAGGCAATAGAAAGATTACGCTTCTTCCATCTGCTAACACAAGCACGATTGACGGAGACACAGAATATGTCATGAACATTCCCTGGGAATCCGTTCAACTCTTTTGTAGAGACGGTAATTGGTTTATAATCTAACAATAATAACAATAAAGGATTATAAATGTCTTACTTAGCACAACAGACTTCTAATACAGAATTTGGTGTTGTGAAAATTGGTAATAACATCGGCGTTGATGAAGGTGTTATCTATCTAAACTTTGTTGCTGGCCCTGGTGTTAACATTGCTAACACACCCGGTCAGATTACAATTTCAGCAAATGGTGCTGATCTTATTGCTGTAACTGGTACAACTACCAACTATACAGCGACTGCCAATGATGAATACATTGGCGTAAACTCGGCCTCGGCGGTGACTATTACTCTTCCTCTAGGAACCGCAGGCCGAGTTTATACTATTAAAGATGAATATGGACAGGGCAGTGGAAAGATCACTATTCAACCAACGAGCCCAGAACAGATTGATGGTAAGAATAATTATGTTATCAGTGTTCCTTATCAGTCTGTTTCTGCGGTGTATCGTGCAGGACAATGGAGAATAATCTAATGTATCCTTATTACTATCCACACTTTCCATATCCTTATCACAGATATGGATATCATGACTTTTATCCATACTATCCTTGCTCACATGATTATTATTTCTGTGAGATGTACCGTAGAAGAAGATATCCTTGCCGTTACTGGTGAGTAAGTATTTCTACGCTATTGACAAATTAGTCTGATTAGCATATAATGAGCATATCGTTCCAATATGTGTGTAAGGAACGGTAGCAACTTAAAGGGAATATAATGAATACGATTATAGGTGATACAGAAATACAATCTAGGTTTGACAACTTAAAGGAGATTATGATGGGTATGAATACAGACGCTATGGAAATACAGATTGGGTTTGATAATGAACAATCGAAATTCGGACTCCGTTTTGTTTCTCCTGAAACTTTAGATAGTGGTCTGACTGTAGACGAAGAAGAGTTGGTCAATCTTGCTGATGATATGGCATCTGCTATGACTGATTTAAACTCACAGAACTATAAATCTTTTATCGATGCACGGGATCGGTTTCGTGCTAAGATTAAGTCAATGGTTGAACATCTTCGTGTCAATGAAGAACGTATTACTAAATTGAAAAAGACAATCGCAGATTTCTAAGAGTATTGAGTTGCTACTACAAAACTTTAACGGGAGTCCTCGAAAGGACTCCCCAATAACAAGAAGAAGGAAAACAAAATGCATTTCAAGAATATAAAACAAGCATACATCTATGGACTAAAAGAAGGAATGGTCATCGGTGTGGAAAAAGGAATGGATATAGCAGAGTCCTGGGTTGACTGTTCCGATTGCCCTCCTGCTAACACCGCACCAATGATAGAGTCCACTCCATCTGAGGAATAAATGTCAACAGGGTGCGACATTTTGTCACATCTTCGCATATTGACAAGACCTCCGATGTTTGCTATACTGTGTGAAATGTCGGAGGTTCCTATGGCTATGCACATTCTACCCGCCTACTATACCACTACCAATCTACGCAAACCTAAACGTAAAGATCAAGAACAATCTAAGCATAATGCTTGGTTGAAAAAAATGGGTTTAACTTCAAATCAAATCTGTAAACGATATAATGATCTAGATATAGACCCCAAATCTAAGAACGCTAAATGGCGTTCAGAATATTCTGCCTCGTTGCAGGTCGACCGTTCCACCAAGCATCACGAAAAATCAGTTCAAGAAGTATGTAATGGCGGAGTCAATGCGACCGCCAATCGGTCTGTCATGGCCAATCTTCACAAAGAAAACGAAGAAACCCGTGAGGCAATCTTGGCTAAGGCCAAGCGTGTCATGCCGCTATATAACAAAGGTGGCCTTCAGGTTCTCTCCGAGTCCGATGATCTTAAAGCACTCAACAAAACTGTGAGGGTATAATGGCATTAGAAGAACATGACTTTGTGGAGTGGTATTTCAATATTCATTATGAGGCTTGGGGTTATTTTCGGATTCGCTGGTATTTTTATGATGATTATGATGCGTGTGAAATCGAACCTGTAGTCTATTGGGGTGCATAATGACAAACGAAGAACTGATTAGTAAACTAACCGACTATAAGAACCGTACCGAAGCGGATATCATCGAAGCAGCCAAGCGCATTGAAATGATGAACAAGTTTCTTCGTCATAATGTCTTTGCTGAAAAGCATTTCGGTGTGTTCTTTATCTGCGGTCATGGTGGTAAAATGGACCAGAATGATATGCCAGAAGAAGTCCATGTTTGTCCAGCATATGGATCGGACGTAGTATATCGTTATAAGCGTGGCGACGCATCATCTCCAGGGTGGTAAAAATGAGCAAGAAAGCAAGACGTAGACCTTCTTGGAGGAAAGATCCAAGACCTTTCCATATCGATCTAATCGATGAAGAAACTAATAGAAGATTTCAGACTGTCAAGGTTGTAAAAGGTTCTAACAAACTTCGCCGTATGGTGAGAACCTATGGTCCTGTTGAGACTGAAAGAAGATTGGTGCAAGCATTATTGAATATGCTAGACGTTTCAGAGAGAACTAAATATGAATGAATATGAATCGATAGGTGAACTGGCAATCAATGGATTGTTCTGGTTTGTTGTAGGATTTGGTGTTTCCTACACTATTTTTAGTCTATTGGAGTATCTACGTGGAAGAGAAGACTAAAGAAGAAAAAGATAAACAGTTTAGATTGGAGATGGCAAATGAAGTATGGCGAAAAGTCAAAGGTATTGACATTCCCGCAGACTACTCGGAAGAGGATCGTCTGTCAATATATGAGCGTTACTACCACCGAGCAGTCTCCATGTCTCAAGGAGAGTAACAGTTATTGGCCTACCGTAATAGGTTTGTTTGTAGGTCTGTGCTATGTTTCAATACTCTTTTTATCGTAAGGAGTTGATATGAATAACGAAGAGATTTATCACTCGATTTTGCTAAGAGAACATTATCGAAAGAAGGCAGAAGAAGTTATTAATACACCAGAAAGAGAAGCACTAGACATTGCTATGGGTGCTTTAGAAGAATTGTCAGTAAATGATGCTGCAAAAGATGCTTTAGCACAGATAAAGGATATCTTGAAATGAAAGAGTTAGTATTTGCTGTGATTTCAATTTGTCTCCAGTCAGGAGAATGTGAAACACATCAAGTAAAGATTGAACCTCGTGTGTGTCAATTAAAGACTGTAAAGGCACAGGTACCTGTCATGGGAGAGTGGAAAGATGCTACAGTGAGATTCAAATGCTAAAAGGAGAATTACATGCACGTTGGAGATAAGGTAAGTTATGATGCTGTTAGTGAGGCATACTGCTTACTGACCTCATATATCCGTGAAGAAGGCAAAATCCACGCCGAGTATGACAAAGACAAGTTACAGAACTTTGTTATTTTTCTCGCAGATATTTTAAAACATCCTGATAACTTTAACCCTACAAAGGATGTATAATAGAAAGGTGATTGATATGAATAAGTTTTTTATTGCTACCGCTATTGTTGTTGCTCTAACAGGTTCAGCACTAGCACATAAGCGACCAACAACTCCAACGAATGGTACAGGCGCACTCGTTACTGAAAAGGGTGTCACTGTTAAGGCACCAGTCGGTTCAGATGTTCAGGTTGATGTTGATGGACGTGACGTTGATGTTACTGTAGACGGACCAGATCGTGGTCTTCTTGGTGTAGGAGTTCTAGGACTATGAGAAAGATTTTAGTTATTGCTGCTCTAATGTTTAGCACCGCTGCTATAGCACAGGCACCATATGGTACCTATTATAATCCAGTTCAGGATCCGCCATTTACTGGTGACTGGTCTGTGCCAGTTCATCGTGGCATGTATTGTGTTCAGGGAACTTGGCATCGTGGATGGCTACGTCCATGGGAAGGATCTGTTGTAATCAAGCCTTCTTGTGGTACCGCAGTTTATCAGATCCAGTAAAAGTCAATAAATCTCTAAATAGATAGGAACCTTATGGGTTCCCTTTCGAAAGGAGATTATCATGTTCAAGAATGTTACTGCTAACTGGAAGACCACTGTTGCGGCTCTTATACCAGTTGTAGCATACGGATTAAAGTATGCTGGTGTTTGGCCAGAGTCAATGCCACTTCCTCCACTAGATGAAGTATGGCCATTTGTTCTAGCACTACTTGGTGTTGGTGTTGCCGCTAAGGACAACAATGTTACCAACTCAACAAACACAATCGAGCCACACAAGGTAGAACTATAATATGAACTGGGCGGATTCATTCCGCCCTTTTCACTCTAGCGTCGGCATCTTTAAGAAACTGACGTATGGATTCTATGGAACTTTTGCATGTCAAATTGTTCTTATGTAATTGAACAATCAACTTGGCAACCTGACTGTCCGTCAGAGTGTTCCAATTCGGAAACTGTTTTACCACAGGACAATAATACATCGCTTCGTCAGGATGAACCACTATATGGCGATATGTCGTCACAACCTGTTGAGTATCATTACAAGAAGCCAGTAGCATTACGCCTAACAATAGAATAATCTTTTTCATTTCATCTGCTCCAAAGACCTGATTGTGTCTTTCAGTATTTGAGAGGATTCTCTATCATGACCAGCGCCGACATGCTTATCAATAGTAGAAACCACATCTGCAAGTTTATCTTCTAGAACTTTGTTCTTCTTTTTTAGATTTTCAACCGATTCGGCCCGTGATCTAGCAAGGTCTTCTATTTCTTTAATGTAGGCATCTCGATCTTTTACAACTTGTTCCAACTGTTTGATGTTGTATTGCTGTAGTGCTATCTGCTTTTCATTCTCAACAATCTGTCTATGTTTGGAATACATACCGGCAACAAGTCCGAAAACAAGAACCAAAATGGAAATCCACTTCAAAGCACCTGATGAAATTAGTGATAGAAGTATTGCCGGCATCTTGACCTCCAAGATTATATCTGCTATACTATATATCTAAGTGAGGAAAGAAATGATCTTATGTTCCTGTAACACTATATCATCCAACACTATCAAAGAAATCCTAAACAGTCACGAAGGAGATGTTCCTTCTGTCCAACAGATTATGGAGAAACACGGTTGTTCCGTCGTGTGTGCTTCCTGTGTCTACACTATCAAACTTGAAATAAGGAAACACTATGAAAGTCAAAATCGGACCATATAAGAACTGGATCGGACCCTATCAACTTGCTGAATGGGTTCCGTTTCTAAACGAAGACCAGAAGGATAGACTTGGTCATTGGATTAGTCATACTTGGATTGCCAATATTTGTGACTGGATTAATAAACTTCGTGGTGAACGTAAGATCAAAGTTCGTATTGATCCATATGATACTTGGTCTATGGACAATACTCTTGCTCATATCATTCTACCTATGCTAAAACAACTAAGAGATACCAAGCATGGTTCTGGTTATGTTGATGATGAGGATCTCCCTTCACATATGCGTTATAGCCATCCCAAGGTCGATGAAAATGGTTGGAACATGGGAGACAACTGGGTCCACTATAAGTGGGATTGGGTTCTCAATGAAATGATTTGGGCCTTTGAGCAGGAACTTGATGAATCTTGGGAAGATCAGTTCTATCACGGAGAACCGAAATACAAATATACAACTGTGAGAATAAATGATGGAGCTTATGAAGAACATATAGAGCCATCGCACTCCGATAACTTTGTTGCTATAAACAATGATGAAACTGATTGGGTAAGAATGGATCAAGTTGATCCTGATTATTGGGTTGACTATGAGGGCATGAAGCGTTATAATGAACGCATTCAAAACGGTTTCCGACTATTCGGAAAGTATTATCAGAACCTGTGGGACTAAGGAGAAAGACTATGATTCCATCCAGTGAAAGTGCAATGCATATCCTTGAGACTGCATTCAAGCAGCGTGCCTTTGATGGCAAGTGGGAACGAATTGTCAAGATTATGGATCTTGACAACTCTTATTCATTCGTGAATGAGAATGGTAACCGCACGACTCTGATTCCAGAGAAGTGGGTAACGGTTGGTGTTTATGACTATCTTATGGAGGTGGTAGATTGAACACCATCATTCTAGTGGGTGCTTTCATAGCACCCATTCCTCATCCTTTTGTTATGCCTGTTATTAGACAGCCTATACCAAGAGTGAGACCTTATGTGCCTTATGTGGCACCTAATCCTGTTATTATTCCACCTCCAGTAATTCTACCAAAGAAAGATGAAAAGAATGGCAAATAATGTAAAACTACTACGATTTGTTGGTGAAGAGGTTCTTGCCGAGATTGTTGAAGAGACTGCAACACATATCAAAGTTAAGAATCCTGTTCGTATTGTTGTAATTCCAAACAAGGCAGATCCGAAGAATCCTTCTGTGGGTTATGCACCTTATTGTGAATGGACAGATGATAAAGAGTTGACTTTATCTAAGAATATGCTAATATGTATTGCTGAACCTATAACCGCATTTGTGAATCAGTATAATCAACAGTTCGGAGGTATTCTGGTTCCAGACACAAAGATCATTACCTGATGAATAAATTTTATACTAATGTTGAGATATGGGGTGGTCGCATTCTATATCGTGGTATTGAAAATGGAAAGCGTGTGCGACACAGGGTAGACTACAATCCTACCCTGTTCGTTCCTTCCGACAAGCCAACGAAATACACGACAATCTATGGTGAGTATGTTGGGCCTGTAAAGCCTGGCAACATCAAAGATTGTCGTGATTTCGTGCGTCAATATGAAGGCGTCGAAAACTTTAAAATCTATGGTAATCAACGATATCAGTATTGTTTCATTGCTGATGAGTCTGATGATGTTGTTGATTGGGACATTTCACAAATCAGAGTGGCCAATATCGATATCGAGGTCGGTGAACCTGATGGTGGTGGATTTCCTGAACCTGATGATGCTACTGGTCCATTGACTGCTATCACGATAAAGATGAACGGTCACTTCACTACCTTTGGTGTTGATGAGTATGTAAATCGTCTTGACGACTTGACATATATAAAGTGCTATGACGAGTTTGATCTTATTCGCAAGTTTCTAGGATGGTGGCAATCAGAATATCCAGATATCATTACTGGTTGGAATGTTGAGCAATTCGATGTTCCGTATCTTATTAATCGTATCACGAAACTTCTAGGAGAAAATGAAACTAAAAAACTATCTCCATGGGGCGTCTTACAGGATAAGATTCTTGATCTGGGTATGGGTCGTCGTGGGAAAGGATATACTGTTCTAGGTATCGCCACTCTGGATATGCTCGCACTATATAAGAAATACGCTCCTGAAGGCAAGTCACAAGAGTCATATCGTCTAGATAATATTGCTCATGTGGAACTTGGTGAGCGTAAACTATCTTACGAAGAGTTTGGCACACTACACAACCTATATAAAGAAGACTACCAAAAGTTCATTGACTATAACATCAAAGACGTTGACCTTGTTGACCGCATTGATGAAAAGAACAAGTTGATTGAACTAGCACTAACTCTATCTTATGATAACAAGTGCAACTACGAGGACGTGTTCGCACAGGTCCGTATGTGGGACGTTATTTGTTTTCATCATTTGAAGGCAAAGAACATAGTTGTCCCTCCTATTGAAAGACACGAAAAGGAGGCAGCCTATGTTGGCGCATATGTTAAAGACCCTATTATTGGTTTCCATGATTGGGTGGCTAGTTTCGACGTTAATTCAGAGTATCCTTCTGTTATTATGGGGTCCAATATCTCTCCTGAGACGATTGTTGAACCTGATTCTTATAGCGATTGTATGCGGTCTATTATTGCCTCTAATGTTAGTGTTGATAAACTTCTCAATCGATCTATTGATACATCATGCCTAAAGGCAGACAATGTTTGTCTAACAGCAAACGGTCAGTTCTATCGCCGTGACAAGCAAGGCTTCATGCCAGAAATGGTCGAGAAGATGTTTGCTGACCGTAAGGTGTATAAAAAGAAGATGCTTGAAGCACAAGCAGCATATGAGATAGAGACCGATCCTGATAAGAAAGCGGAACTAAAAAACAAGATTGCTAGATATAACAATCTGCAACTCTCTAAGAAAGTATCGCTAAACTCCTTATACGGTGCTATGGGTTCAAAATACTTTCGTTTCTTTGACCTTCGCAATGCTATTGCTGTCACGACTACGGGACAACTTAGCATTCGTTGGATTGAAAAAGAAATCAATAAGTATCTCAACAAAATACTAAAGACGGAGAAAGATTATGTTATTGCGGTCGATACAGACTCTGTTTACCTTCACCTTAGTGAACTGGTACATAAAACTCTTAACGAGAACGGTAAGAGTCGAACTGTTGATGAAGTCATCGCCTTCCTGGACAAGGTATGTGAGTCTGCAATACAACCGGTTATTGACAGGGCTTGCAAGGAACTTGGTGATTATACTAATGTATATCGAAATAAAATTGTAATGAAGCGAGAGGTCCTAGCCGACAAAGCAATCTGGACGGCTAAGAAGCGTTACATTCTAAATGTCCATAACTCCGAAGGTGTGCAATATGCAAAGCCTAAGAAGAAAGTTATGGGTCTTGAAATGATCAAGAGTTCCACACCTACAGCATGTAGAGATAAACTAAGAGAGGTAGTTGATGTTATCTTTGACGCAAGCGAAACGGATGTCCAGTCTTTTATTCAAACATTCCGTGGTGAGTTTGAAACTCTTCCTCTTTCAGATATTTCTTTTCCTCGTGGTGTTAATGGAATGGTTAAGTATGCAGACAAAAGAAGCATTTATGCATCAGGTTGCCCTATCCATGTTCGTGGTTCTCTTGTATATAATAACTTTCTACACGTTCATCGCCTTACTGATAAGTATCCACTAATCAATAACGGTGAGAAGATCAAGTTTATCTTCCTGAAAGAACCAAACACTGTGCAATCCAATGTGATTGCCTTTCCACAAGGAGGTATACCCGAAGAGTTTGACTTACACAAATATATCGACTATAATACACAGTTCGATAAGTCGTTTCTGGAACCACTAAAGATCATTCTGGAAGCAATCGGTTGGAAGGCAGAAAGAACTGCCAGTTTAGAGGATTTCTTTTCATGACAGAAGACAACAAGTATTCACCAGGCAAACTTTATGAGTTCAAGCCTGACGACAAGATTACATCTGACAATGTGATTGAGTTATGTAATGTCATCCGTGTCGGTGTAGGTGGTCATGTTCTAAAAGAAATGAGTGAGGAGTTACAAGCATACTTTAAAGAAGTTGCCTAACGAGATTGTTAGGTGACTACTGACGAAAAGGAGAATCTTATGTCAGACGTTTTTAATAAACTACTATCAGAGATTGATAATGAATATGCGGGCATCGTTGATGACGGTGTTGCAGCAGGTGACGTAACAGGATTCATTGGCACTGGTTCATATGTTATGAATGCTTTGCTATCTGGATCAATCTATGGAGGTCTACCACAGAACAAGGTTACAGCATTTGCTGGTGAGCCTTCTGTTGGTAAGACCTTTTACGCATTGAATGTGGTCAAACAGTTTTTAGAGGATAATACTAATGGATTTGTTTTCTACTTTGAGTCCGAGTCTGCTATTAGCAAGCAGTTTCTTTCTGACCGTGGTATTGACACTAGGCGGGTTGCTATTGTTCCTGTTGCTACTGTTCAAGAGTTTAGAACGCAAGCGGTCAAAATCCTAGATAAGTATCTTGAAGGCAAAGAGAAGCCACCGATGGTGTTTGTTCTCGACTCTCTTGGTAATCTTTCTACAGATAAAGAGATGCAGGACATTGCCGATGGCAAAGACACACGAGACATGACACGAGCCCAGTTAGTTCGTGGTGCCTTTCGTGTTCTTACATTGAAACTCGGTAAAGCAAAAGTTCCACTAATCGTAACCAATCACGTTTATGATGTTGTTGGTTCATATGTGCCTATGAAGAAGATGGGTGGTGGTTCTGGTCTAGAGTATGCTGCATCCACAATCATCTTTCTATCAAAGAAGAAAGACAAGACACTAGATGATGACAACGGTCGAACCGGTGCTGTCATCACCGCACATCTCAAAAAGTCACGTATGACTGTTGAAGATAAGAAGGTTGAGACTTGGCTAAACTACTCTACTGGTCTAGATAAGTATTATGGTCTTCTTGATCTTGCTGAAAAGTATGGCATTGTAAAGAAGGTATCAACTCGTTATGAGTTTCCTGATGGATCAAAAGCATTTGAAAGTCAGATTAAAAAGAATCCAGAAAAGTTCTTTACAGAAGACATTTTAAATGCTATAAATGAAGGTTGTCAAGCAGACTTCATGTATGGAAAGTATAATGAGGAAGCAGAGGTAGAACATGTCGAGCAAGAATAAAGTAAAATTTGCTAAGAAGATTATCAGAGAAGGAATGAAAAATCCATTGTATAAAATGGAATCATATGAAACTGATAAAGGTGTATCTCTATTTTTCATGGACAATAATGGGGAATACGTTTCTCTAAACTATTCTGGCATATATTCTATCTATAGAAAAGTGAATGACAAGTATGAATGTTTGTATGTCGGTGAAACAGATTACTCAATTTATGGACGAATACATCGTTGGGTGAAAGGTGTTGCAGGTAAATTGCGTGACGATGAAAGTCATTCCGGTGCGACAAAAGCCAGAGAAGATGGAATCACACTAGATGATGAATTATATGTAAAAGTGATTGACAGTGACACAGTTTACATGATTTGGAAAAATTTTACTAGCAATTTGGATGTTGCCACCACTATCAGTATGTCTTGCCAATCTATTGATGAATGGATAGCACCTTTGTTAAAGTCGAAGTATAACACGATCACATTTGAAGAAACTGCAAGTCTTGAAGACTTTTTTGCTTAGTAAGGATATAAACAATGGAAGCTGGAACTGATTACAAATTTCGTGACGACCTCTTTAATGCAAAAGAAGATGGATCTACTGTACCGATTGAATTAATGCTTGACCCATTCGCTGGAGTAGTGTATCGTTATACAACTGTAACTTTCAAAGTAGGAGAGGATGACATTCCTCGAATACAATATGATTATGATATTATCAAGACAAACGATTTGTCCATGATGACTTTGAGAAAGAATGAAAAGTTCAATCAAGTATTAGGTTTGATACTAAATGCGATGTTGCTAGATTTAGGAGATGCGAGTGAAGTTGAGACTGGAGCAAGTAATACTAAAGAACCTGATACAGAACGAGAACTACACGAGAAAAGTTCTACCGTTCCTTAAGGATAACTATTTCTCCAATCATGAAGATCGGCTACTTTATAAAGAAGTGGCCGACTTCATCAACAAGTATAATCAGCAACCAACATTTGATGCTCTACAGATTGAGATTGATAACGTTCGTGGTGTTACAGATGATTCCGTCAAGAAAATTCATGAGACATTAAATCTTCTTAATGAAGACACAAATCAGACAAATCTAGATTGGCTTGTTGAGAATACAGAAAGGTTTTGCCAAGAGAAAGCAATCTATAATGCCATCACCGAATCCTTAGAGATTATGAATGGAAAAGGCAAACTCTCTAAGGGTGCCATTCCTACTTTGCTGTCTGATGCTTTGGCTATATCTTTTGATCCAAATGTTGGTCATGATTATATAGAACAAGCAAATGAAAGATATGAACACTATCATAGAGTAGAAGAAAGGTTACGTTTTGATCTTGACTTTTTTAACAAGATTACAAAGAATGGAGTTCCCAGAAAAACTCTTAATGTCGTTATGGGCGGCGTCGGTGGTGGTAAATCTCTTACTCTCTGTCATTTTTCTGCTAGTTATCTTTCCATGGGCAAGAATGTTCTTTACATCACCCTAGAACTGGCCGAAGAAGAAGTTGCCAAGCGTATTGATGCCAATCTAATGAATATTACATTTGACGATCTAATGGCATTGCCTAAAGATTTGTATGATAAGCGTATCGCCAATGTAAAACAAAAGACAAACGGCAAACTTATTATCAAAGAGTATGCCACAGCAACAGCATCAACTATTCATTTTCGTTCTCTATTGAACGAACTAAACTTAAAGAAAGGATTCGTGCCAGATGTTATCATGGTCGACTATCTCAATATTTGTGCGTCATCCCGTATCAAGCCTGGTAATGGTGTTAATAGTTATACCTATATTAAAGCAATTGCCGAAGAGTTACGAGGTCTAGCGGTCGAGTTCAATGTTCCTATTTGGTCTGCTACACAGTTAACCAGAAGCGGTTATACAAGCACTGATCCTGGTATGGAAGATACATCCGAGTCCTTTGGCCTGCCTGCAACAGCAGATTTCTTTGTTGCTTTGATTGTTACAGAACAACTATCACAACTCAACCAGATTATGGTAAAGCAGTTGAAGAACCGATACAACGATCCAGGACTCAACAAAAGATTTATTATAGGGGTTGACAGAAGCAAAATGAAGTTGTATGATGTTGAACAATCAGCACAAAACATTGTTGACTCAGGACAAGAAGAAGATGTGCCGAAGCCAACATTCAACAAACCTAATGCTAACAAGTTCAAAGGACTAAAGGTATGAAGAAACTCTATATATACTATCCTGAGTTTAATGATAACGATGAACTGCTTTGGCTTGTGTATGAAGAAGCAACAAGTCAGGTCGTGGCTGAGTTCTTTTTTGAGGATGATGCGGAAGAGTTCGCCACATTCTTACGGAACGGCGGTGGATTTGCAGGATTTACTCCAAGATTTGTCTTGACAAAGGTACCGAAGCCAGATATAAATGAGGCGTTCTTGGCAGAGTTTGCGGAATAGTTAAGGAATAGTCCAAAAAAAGTTCTTGACTTTCCGTTTCGGAACATATATACTATTCAGACAATAGAGATTGGTTCCATAGCTCAACCGGATAGAGCAACCGCCTTCTAAGCGGTAGGTTGAAGGTTCGAGTCCTTCTGGGACCGCCATTTATGGGGGTGGGTGTAAGACACAAGAGGGACTTATAAACCCTTTAGCGGCCGATTACCGTTCTCGACCAGGAGCGTTACCTGGCACCCCTACCAACTTTGGAGTATGACATGGAAAAGTTTGAACTACTCTTTCAGTGTTATCTTTCCGGGCAAATGTCCGAGAGACAGTGGCAAGACCACTTAAAATATGACGAAGGTCTAAGAGATTGGTATGAATGTAAACAGACTGCATACTCTATAGAATCTCTAGAATAAGGGTGCGTCATTCTGTCGCATTTTTTGTTATTGACTTGTGAATCCGTTTAGGGTATAGTGTGCGAACGGTGAGACGAAACACAAAGACAGGAACCTGATGTGACAGAATGTCGCACTTTTTCCTAAAAAAAGTTCTTGACTTTGTGATTTGTTCCCTATATAGTGATGTTCTCTTGTGCGAAGGAGAAAGAAATGAGAGAAACGGAACAGAAAATATCCTACTACTGGAAAGTAGAGGCCCTTGACAAGTCTGGTAAGGTTCTATATAATGGTATCTTCCATGACTTCGAAAAGGCCTGGAACAAGTATTACTCTTTCAAGGGTAAGGCATCTGTCCTTCTTCAGCGCAAGCGAACGGAGGTTAAGATTGCCTAACGAATAACTGCTGTTTGACAATTGAATCTGTAGCAATAAGGTGCCGTGTCCGGAACTGGTTACGGAGCGGTCTGCAAAACCGTTTTTATGTGGGTTCAAGTCCCATCGGCACCTCCAATACTGTATTGATCCATGCGCTATACGGTTCGATTCCGTAGGAGAATGATCAACTCCCTTGTGGCCACATGTAGTTCTGGTGAACTAGCGCAGAGATGAATACAGTATTATTCCGGAGAATCCGAGCAAGGTGCATGGACGTGACTGTTAATCACTGGTTAGTGGGGTTCGATTCCCCAATCCGGAGCCAATACCGCCCATTCGTCTAGTGGCTAGGACGCTTGCCTTTCAAGCAAGAGAAAGGGGATCGAAACCCCTATGGGTGACCAATAATGGCCGTGTAGGTTTCTGGGGAAACCACTTGTCTGTCTAACAAGTTTAGGTGGGTTCGATCCCCATCACGGTCGCCAGTTTATCATCGTTCGTCTATAAGCTAGGATACATTCTGCATGGTCAGATGAGAGATAGGTGCAAATCCTATACGATGATATAAGTTTATGGACCGTTAGCTCAGTAGGTAGAGCAGGGGACTCTTAATCCCTTTGTCGCAGGTTCGATCCCTGCACGGTCTACCATTTGTGGAATCCAGGCCACGTTAAAAGAGTAGGATACTAAATCCTGGATGCTTATTATGGATCCGTAGCACAATAGGTGGTGCAAGGGACTTTTAATCCCAAGGCTGTCGGTTCGAGCCCGACCGGATCCTCCAATACGATACACTGGTCCTCGCTTGACCGTACCGATGATAAGAGCAAAGGTCTTTAATATTGTCGCCAGTGTATCTTTTAATGCGGGTGTAACTCAGTGGTAGAGTCACAGTCTTCCAAACTGTTGGTCGTCGGTTCGATCCCGTCCACCCGCTCCAAAATCCAGCAGAAGGAGATGGATACCTTCTGTTTACTGTATAAGGTGGGCATGTCGCTTTATACAGATATAGGTAGAGGCAACCTGGATCGTCCTCTTGATATGCCGTCTTATCCAATGCAATCTGCCACAACGAAATAGTGGCTGGGAGATGGTAGTAACTCCCTGCGAGATTTATCTCCACGTATTCCCCTCCGCTACGAACGGAGAGTGTGATAACTGGAAGGAAGATGCAGGTTCGAATCCTGTCGTGGAGTCCATTCGTCCATGGGGCCGACGTTAAATGTCCCCACCAT